TATCTGTGAGTTCTACCTCAACAGTGTTTGTGTTTGATACTGGGTTGTAGCTATAGCCTGCCTCCAAAATGGAGGGGGCTACAGACTTGTCGAAAACTACTCTCATTATTTAGCGTATGTCTTTTTGAACTCTGACCATTTGGTAGATAGGTTAACATCTTTGAGTTGTTTGCATGTAACACCATTGGCTTTGCAGTTCTTGTTGAACCAGAAACCTAGTGACATGTTAGGTTGTGCTAGTAAGTTGGCACATGCTCTGCGAGATACATTGTGGTACTCATAGACTGCACCAGATAATAGCTCTACCTTGGCGTAACCTGTCAATGGGTTGACATCAATCTTGTCAACAACAGTGGAGGTGCGTGTTTGTGGTTGCATTACGATCATAAGTAAGTGAACAAGAGGGTGAGACCCTCATCCAACATATTAGCTATGCTGGAGGAGAGCGTCAAGTTGTTTGATACGATTGAGTGGAATTGTTGCGGTTTGCGGACATATTGTATTGCCTAAGCATTTAAGTCTGTCCACCCTACGGGATAGCCCATCATCTCCTCTACGAAGCATGGGTTGAGATGCATAGGTTCGCCAGTCGGAACTGAGTCGGATTCCTGTATCACTCCAGTCAAGTAGCCCTGTTTCTGCCAACGCAAGCTGCTCTTGCTGCCCTTGACCCCTATGCCCTTCCACTCTGACGCTCGTGGTGTTGGCAACAGGGTGAGCTTGTCCTGTAGGTTGAGGCTGTGACTTGTACCTGTCTGCGATAGTCTCCGTCCATTTGCTGTTATCTTGGCATTTGGATGTGCGATAGTATCTTGGGTCGTTGGCGTAGGCAATAATCCAGATGCGTTTGCGGAGGTGGCAGCCACCCACGTCTCGTGCTGATACAATGCCCCACTCAGCATTATACCCGCTTTTGGCAATTTCGTGGAGGATTTGTTGGAAGGTTTGCCCGTTGCTGTGACTAATGGTATTTGCAACATTTTCGAGGAGGATGTACTTAGGTCGAACTTGCCGAGCGATCTGCATAACCCTGTAGAACAAGCCACTGCGAGTGCCAGCTCCCAGTCCAGCTTGTTTGCCAGCCGAGCTGAGGTCTTGGCATGGGAATCCAGCTGTGATGAGATCGTACTCACCGAATCTGTAAGATGTGTCAAATGTCGTGATGTCATCATGGATAGGTACGTTAGGGAAGTTTTTGCGTAGAATCTTTTGACAGTATGGGTCAATCTCTACAAAGTCGAGGGTAGTGAAACCACCGAGGAGGTGTCCAGCATAGGCGAAGCCACCTATGCCAGAGAATAGGTCTAGTACTCTCATACGTGTGGGTGTTTGGGGCGTAGTTTTTTCATCTCGATGTATGCCATCTTACGATAGAATACACGTCTGCGTTCAGCCTCTGCATCTGGGAGTACGTGAGAGTCCTTTGACGGTATCGAAGTACCAGCGTTCGACTTCTTGGGTTGGGAATTGGTAGTTTCTGTCATGGAGGTCAGTAAGTACGGATAGAAGGACTGGGTCATTGATGACGTTTTTGTTGACGAATACAGAACCGTCAAGTATGGGCATGAGTGTGAGTTGTTTAGACATTGTAGATACGTTTGTGTGTAACCCAAGTGATGGCTTGAATAGTGGCTGCGGTGTAGTGCTCGCCTAGCTCCTCATTGATGAAGGCAGTAGCGTCACGATAATCAGTCTTGATTTGTGCACGCAGCTTCACGCCAATAGGTGGAACTTCTTTCATAGTCAAGCGTTGCCCGAACCATACGGAATAGGCATGCCCGTCAATACACACGTCATTGAGTGCGGGGTTGGTGATGCAGTTGAAAAACTCAACAATCTTTTTGCCCTTGAGGATAGTGGCAATAGGTATACGTGTGAGCAGTATGTCCACAGCTTTCTCTTTCATTTTGCCATAGGTACATACTTTTACGGCTAGTAGGTCAGAACGAGTACCGCCAGCACGCCAGCATTTGATGATAGACTCAGCGTCTATAATGTTACGCTCCCATCTGTTATTAGGTGATAGGGCAGCTATAACACCTGCTACGGTCTCAGCTGATACGCCATAAGTCTCGCCAATGCGTGCGGCAATCTTGAGAGCGGACGGATACCAGTCACAACCTAGCTGCACTTCTTGAGACGTGGCAAGCGTAAACTTGGCGACAATCTCACGTGCATTGTGTGATAGTTGGGAATAGGTCACAATTTGATTTGGTTTAGTGTGGTGCGGTATGCAAGAATTGAACTTGCAACTATATGCATATTGTACTGGTAAGGTATAGGGACGGATAAGAGTATAAATACTCAACGTCAACATTCGTTAGTAATCGGTGTGAGTGATAGTTGGACGACCTACCGCATGAAAAGCCTATAAAAGTATTTTATCACTTGTAAAAAGTGGACTGTTGGCAGTCTATAGACTTGGTAAATAAATTGATTTGCTAAATCCTTTTCTGCTTTTAACGGTCTATCCAGCCCACCCGTTAGACCTCACTATGTGTATCAGTCTAAATTTCCACCCCCCTCGGTTTGACTGTAGTTGTTGTTGTTTAATAAGCGTTGTTCGTGATTGATGTA